CCTTTTCTCCCCCCGCCCCCCACTCCTCACATTTCCCACACTTTGTAAACTATTACAACACATTTCTCTCTGGAGGAAATACGATTTCACCAAAAAGCCACCAGCTCGCACCAGTGGCTCAAGGGAAGAGGACGGAAAACTAATCACCAAAACTCTTGTTAAAGTATACGCAAGGGGTAAAGAACCAGTTCCAAGTTGCAATTCCGCCATCAAGGTTTTCAGATGGAATACTAATCGTACCATCAGTCCCAACAGTGAACTTTCTTGAACCCATTGAAACAGCGTAAGATACATAATTAGCAAGAACTAAACATCCACACTCAACATTATAAGCCTCAGACGGATTCAAACCAGAAGTAGGCGAAATAGTCAAAGTAAGCGTTCCACTCACATTAGCTAAACTACCAACTGTAACCTGTCCATAAATCTTATACACACTATTAGTAGAATCCTTACGAATCTTCAAAGTATTAGTAAGCACAGTGCCTAAATTGCTAGTAACAGTTAACGGAATTTCGGTATCCAAATCAAACTTTGACAATCCAGTCAAAGCCGTAGAAGCATTCAACGCAGCAGTATTAGCAGTTGTAACCGCTGAATCAGCATGACTATCAACCTCGTTAACCGCCGCTACCAAATTAGTTTTAGCATCAGTCGTCAAATTCTCTAACGTACCAATCGCCGTATTAGCACTAGTAGCCGAACCAGTCGCCGCAGTCGCAGCATCGGCATTCAACTTCATTTGAGCATCAATTTTGCCCATATCAGTATTATAATCAGAAAGCCAAGCTGGTTTATCCGAACCTAGAAATTGGCTTAATTCATAATTCGTAGTTTTATTTGTACTTGACATAAATTATCCTTTCTATCTATATTATACCATTAAACTAAAAGTGATTTAGCATTATTGTCGTATTGATAAGCACTAAGTTCATAAGCATCATAAGCCGTAGCAGTAAGTGGTTCACCATCATCTAACGTATCATACTCAGTAGCAGTCAAAGCATCGGTTCTACCTAACGTATACAAGTTATCCACAACCACTTGAAGCGGTGAATAAAGACCAGTTGTCGGGTCAAACAAGCTTATCTGCCCAATACTTATCTCAGCAATTTCTTGTTCAAGCATTGCAACTTGAGAATCAGTATAAGCCTTAGCTTCGTTAAACGCTACTGATATCATAGTTTGAAGCTCTAACTTGATTTCAGCAAACCTTAGAGCAATATCTTGGTTAATTTCATTCTTGAACTCTGCCATCTCTTGCTGAAGTTCAGCCATTTCAGCTTCTATCTCTTCAACTTTGCCTGCATAATTATTAATGAATTCAGTATTGCTATTAGTTTGAGCAATTACTTCGTTCAATTTCTTTAGCATTCCTAACAGGAACTCTACATCCGTCATCATATCCTTAGGGTCAACAGAAATCGGACTAAAGAAACCAATTGGCGGAATCTTAGGGTTCGGTTGGAAATTGATATATGCCATTTTTTCTCCTTTCTTTAATAAATACCCATAAATAATGGTTCTAACTCATAAACAATTTCAGTGTTTACAGCTCTTATCACGTCACGATACTGTTTAATCATAGCCTGTGAGGTAGCCGAAACACCAGAATTACCTTTAGTGGTCTTTACATATTCTTCTCGTCCATCACTTGAAGTCTGAGTTGTACCAGATGCATCATTTTCATTTGCTCCAGTGGAACTAGCGTACTTACCAGCGAGAATTTCATCTTTATCTATCTGCCCTTGTGGTGTATCAGAATTAACCACTAAACCTGAACTATTTGAATTTGTTAAACTGTTCGAGGTTGCTCCAGAAGTACCAGAATAAATCTCAGAGAAATTTACGTTCACTAGTGGGTCATATTTAATTGATGCTGAATAGATAATCGGAACATAAGTTTCCATCACTTCATGCAACTTATCTTTGATAAACCATCTAAACTGACCGATTGCATCTGTGCCGACCTCTCTAGTGTAGAAATGTTCAATGATACGTTCAGCTAACTTGTCTTTACTCCAAACACCCTTGTCTTCAATCACTTGAATCTCTTCTGGTGTCAAATAATCAGATAATTCATAATCTGAAAACCAAGCTTTTACTTCGTCTTTACCAAAAGTTTCAATTACTTCTCTTAACTCAAAAGTGTACTTGCTCATATATCTATCTCCTCCAATTCTTCTTTTTCACGAATAGCAGTGTTGTATTCAGATGTGATAGATTCATATTGTTTAACAATGTTGTAAAGGTCTGAACGAACTTTTACGTCTATTGCTTTATCACCCATTAGTCCATACTTATCATTAAACTGTCGGCAAGCTTCTTTTCTAGGTGCAAGTAGAGCCTGAAGATTCATATTAATGACCTCGTTATTGCTATCGACTTCAGACGAAATCAAACGCTCTTTCTTTTCACCCAGATTTTGTAAACCTAAGAAGGTCAACGCTTCATTCCATATCTCACGCTTATATTCAATTACGTCATTCACAATGAATGGAGCATCCGTCTTCATCGCTTTTAACGCATCTGGAGAAATTAGGTTTTTATCAGCAAAGATTGCAGGAGTATTACCGTCATATTCTTCATACATCTTTTTCAAAGTAAAGTATTGCTTCTGGTCGGTGGTGATAAGTAGTGGAGTTCTTTGAGCTTTGATATTAACATCAATAGTTCTTTGAGCTTCAGCCAAACGATATGCAAACAATGCAATACTCGTTGCGGTAGGTATTCTTTCATAGTTATTCATAACTAGAATACATTCATCACCTTTTTCAGAACCTGTATCAACGGTGTATAACGTCCTAGTTTCATTGAAACGATATGAATAGCAGTTGACCTGTGTTGGAAGTCCATAGATATTAATATAACCACCATCAGCCGCCATTGTGTTAATGTAACCCAGTTCATTGTCATAGAGCATTGCTGCCTGCCCATTATAGAACAAACACATCTCAAGAAAACGAGCATTCATTGAATCAGGTAAGTTCGACCAGTCAAACATCGAGAGTGCAATCTTTTTCAAGCGTTCAAGATAATCAACATAGGTCTGATTATTCATGAGCATAGCATCTCTAAACGCATCTTTTGGTGGTACTCTTCTTATTTTTCTATTCATTCTTTACCATCCTTATGTTAATATATCATTATTTTGACTATAGTCACCAAAGTAAGCAGGGTTATGCCATATAGTGATACCATTGTCAAACATGCCTTTAATTTCAGCTAAATCATTTTGAGGTATATCTGCTTCAATATAACAGCCAATTGTCTTTACATAGTTCCAATTTCTACGACCTGTCCGATTCGGTAGTTTAACTCTTCTAGTCGCATACCCGAACATCGAGAAATAATTATCAATACACCTAGCAATTTGAGGTTTAACACACATACCCATATAAGTAAATGGTGTTTTACACTCTGCCCAAACAAAGTCGCCAGCATTTAAATTGCCTTGAACTTGGTCTGATACCATATTGGCGGAAGTCTTAGCCAACATTTGTTCACGAGCTAGATTAAGAAAATTGGATGCAGTTGCAAATAAACCACCTGCAACACCTATACCACCACCAACAATCGCACCACTGGCAATATCTGCTCCAGCTTGAACTATAGCAGATTTCCATTGTGTTTGCATATTTACAGCGTTTTGAGTTAACCAGTTGGTATATGAGTCTGATGCCCATGAACCAACAGGATATTTACCACCTGTAATACTATAGTCTAAAGCATTTGCTCTTGAACCAATATTTTTGTAGTTTTTTGGAATTGCCTTTAAATTACCACTTAAACCAAAAGTACCTCTAACTTCAAACTGTATTTCACCATTAAAATCTTCATAGTGATATGGAATAGATGTACCTGCGTTGTTTGATATATTGAAATAACAAAACGGAAATGTATACAGTTTGTTGTTTACAGGATGATACCCTGCTAAATCTGTAGGTCTGGTAAAAATTGATGTGTTTAATAAATATGTTCCGCTTGTTGGATAAGGAACACCAACATGTTCAATACTATCTGTTACATTTCCATCACCATCTAACACTTGAATAGTTAGTTTATTTAACTGCAATTGCCCGAGAATAGTAATGTAGTCTTTAGGTAAAACATATACGTTGACAATTGAATTACCTAATCCTGCTTTATCGTAAATTTCTCGTAATTTGTCAAATTTTGGTGCAGGTGCTTGTTGAGTACCTCCATATTGAAGAATTAAAGGAATTGTTCCTCTCGGTATATCGTTTAAATCAGGTGATAAATCAGGTGATAAGCCTGTTTCCCATGTATAAGAAAGCGACTGACTTGTACCTTCGTTTTCGACCTGTGAAACTTCAGCAACAACAATATAGTTACTAGATGTATAAAAGTCTGTTACACCGTTGGTAATGAATTCGCCTAGTTCTAAACCTTCTGGTAAGATATTACTACCAATCGTATCATCATTCGTATGTTCACGTTCAACCAAACAAGGTTTAAAGTTTAAATCGAACTGCCAACACTGCCAGACATCGCTTTTTATGGTAATCATAGTCATGTTGTCATTCACATATTGCATATCAGTGATAAACGCATAGAACCATTTATCAGAATATTCTGTGTTACGATACATCACATAGTTATAAGTAATTAACTCATCAAAATTACCGCCAAAGCGGATGGTGTTATCTTTTCTTTGATAGGTATAATCCTCTACTTCAAGTTTTGGTAGAGAATTAAAATAATTATATTGAGCAGTTTTAGAAGCAAAATCGAGCTGATTAATATCATTGATTTCCAAAGGGACTTTTAATAAATATAAATCTGTATTTGGTGCTATTACAGCCATTATTTTAAACTCCTAAAAGAGAGGGGAATTACTCCCCTCCCATTAATTACTATTATTCAGCAGCACTAACTGTTACAGCAATAGTATCAGTTACACCAGCACCAGCCGAAATCGTGATAGTAGCAGAACCTGCTTCAACACCAGTGATTTCTACTGACTTGCCTTTAACTTCAACCGTAGCTTTACCTTCAGCCGAAGATGTTGCAGTTACCGTAGTAGTTGCGTTTGGTGGAGTCAAAGTGAATGGCACAGTAACTTTTGCACCTGCAACCACTGAAGCAGTGTCTGCACCTGCTGCGATAGCAGTAGCATTAACCGTTGGGTTGGCACTTGAAGTGCAGAGAACCAAAGCGTTATGGAACACTGAATAGTTAATCATCTTGGTGATGTTGAGGAAGTAAGTCCAAGCTCTTGCTGAGGCATTAAAGAATTCGTCCATCGCAAAGTCTTGGGTTTTAATCTTAAACCAGCCTGCATCGCAGATAACAGCCTGAATACCAGAACCGTCAAATACGAGGTTGCCGTCTTTGTCATATTCATTGAAATCATCTACAACAACTTTACGACCAAGAATTTGTGCATAAGCTTCTCCGAAAGCGTACGCCCAATCTTGCACTGACAACTTGGCATCAATATCAGCAGTAATCATCACAACGATGTCTTCTGGGTTCGACCAAGTCTTAAGTGCTAGACCATCACCTTTAACTTTGTTCCAAGCATTGAACTTGGTTGAAGGAAGTTGCATCTTGGTGTAGGTTGCACGAAGTTTCTCGACTAGAGCTTTAGCAGTCTGTTCATCAGTAACAGCAGTAACGTTCTCATACATAACTTCGTTAGCAGCTAGAGCTTTGGCTGGGAGTTGCTTAACAGCATTGAAAACGTCGATGTAAGCTCCGTTGTAAAGCGAATTAATTATCCCAGAAATGAAGCTTTCAAGATTCGACCACGAAACAAAAGCGTTACGAACTTTGTCACGAGTGATTGAAACAGCATATTGAAGGTCGTAATTGACATTCAAATATTGGACTGCGATTTTTGCTTCGTACTTGTGTAGTAATCCTCCGAAGTCATTGACATTCATCAAATGTCCTTCTGCTGGTTGGACAGCCACGTTCTCAATGAATGAACCAAGTGGCATATTCTCACCTTCGAGGAAGGCTAGTGGGTTATTAAAGGTTTTGTTTTCAACGGCTGTACCAGCAATTTTACGAAGAATTGAGATGAAATCATTCATCACATCTAGGTTAGAGCTGTCGAGAATTGGAGCGAAAACCGAGATATTATCAGATGGGTTCACATAAGGAACATACTGATGATAAATGGAGTTGCTCTCTACAGATAATTCTCGGATTTTGTTCATTGCATTACGCAAAGACTCTGTAGGAAACATAGATTTCTCCTTATTTTAAAGTTGTTATTTTAAGAAGTTTCCTTTTTTATCGAATATATCTTTAAAAGAAATCTTCTTTTTTGGTGCTTCTTTTTCGGAGTCAACTTTGTCTTCAGCTTTCTCCATAGGTATTTTCTGGAGCAAAGCACCGTTAGCGGATACAAGCTTTTCGTTGCGGTCTTGAAGTCGCTTTATCTTTTCATCTCTTTCCGCTATGGCTTTTAAATTCTCAGCATTACCAGTGAGAATTTCACCTAGCGTATCAGAAATCATGGCACTATTTTCTTTGCCTAAAGTTTCTTCAATTTTACCAGTTAACTCTAAAATTTTATTATCATCCATACTAATTTTATTATATCATAATTAATATTTGTTGCGTAACTTATTAGCATATAATACCCACTTAAAACCACGTCTTCCTCTAGCTCCACCTCTAGATGGTGTTGGTGGGGTTGGCTCTTGCCATGCAATAAAGCGAAAAGCACCAAGAAAGGTAGTTACGTTGACAAGGGTTCTAGTTGTAACATGACCTTGAGTTGGCGATGGATTTTCCTGATTTTGTCCAACTAGGTAAGCTGAAGTGGTTGAAGAATCCCAGTCAGAATCGGCAAAAGCAATATGACCGTAAGGGTTAGAAGAAGTATTATTTAACACTACTAAGTCGCCTGTCTTTACATCAGATTTATTGTAAACCAAAGTAAAGAGATTTCCCTTATTATATTCTCTTGAAGAAGTGTTCGTCCAACCTTCATAAGCGTAGCCATCGGGTTCAGATTTCCAATAAGGATAGGCTCTACCAGCGTTGCCAGCCAAAAGTTTCGCAAGGTCGACACACTGGTAGCCGTTAACTTCATCTACATCATAGCCGTTGCCCATGATAGCGTTTTTGAAGGCTGTATAACTTGAAATGTTTACAGGTGTTAAAGCCATTAATCTTTTCTCGGTGTTAGAGTTATTGTAGTACCTATCGGAATGTTTCCATAAATCCCTTGTTGATGAAGTTGTTCAGTATAATAAGCCACATCTCCATCTTCACCCCACAGTCCATGACTAGTTTTAAGTCCTAAATCACAAATTACCTGTCCAAAAGTATCACCTGCTTTGTAGGTATAAGTAACCTTTTTAGTTGGAGTTGGAGTAGGGCTAGGATTTACTGGTGATTTAATTTCAAACCATGTATATTGATTTACATCAATAGCCCGTACATCATAGTTACCAACCGAAGAATAATTATATTCTGATACTGTGTTGTCAAATTCAAACCATACAACATGACCGTATTGCCCTTTAGTGGTAACACCAACATATTTACCACCATTACGAGGAGAGGATACTTGGTTAAAACCCCAACTAGGCAACCGATAAATCCATTCTTTAGCGTTCATCGACCCTGTTCGTTTTACCCAGTAACCTACTACTTCACAGATTTTCCAAGCACAGTAAGATACACACTCTCGGTTGTAGCAGGTGGAGGGGTCTAGCATAGAATCCTTTTTTGCTGAACGATAGGGTTCAGGATAAGTATTAACTAGACCTCCCATTCCTGCATCTTTTTCGTCTATTTCTTTGCCGTCAAGCTTTTCGCCTTCGTCTTTGAGTTCTTCTTTAATCGCTTTAGCAGAAATCGTGTCCGCCAGCAATGTAACTTTTTTCGCAATGTTTTCATAATCAATTTTGCTTTCATCTATTTTAACCTCTATATGTTTAGTATTAATAAAATCAAGCAGGTTACGTCCTGCACTAGATAGATACCAGAAAGCACCAACACCAATTGAACCTATCATTCCTGAAATACTCATAGCGTTGGTAAATTCTGTAATATCTAGCCCGATATTCTCTGCATACCATCCTGCAACATACCAGAGAACTACCCAACATTCTGTAGTTAATGCTATAAGAAGGGCTTTGATGAAATCTTCACCTAGTTTTTTCCACGACCATTCAATGGTTTTAGAGAATAATACTTTAGTAATACCTACAATCACATCTAAGAGATATGAGCCACCAAGAATCGCTAGACCTGTAGCGGTTGTTATAATCATGGAAAGTAATTCATTCATCATTTAGCCTTTCTTAAATATTCTATATCTTTTTGCATTGCCACCATCGACTGTTCAATTGAACTAAGTTTTTCTGCATAACGATTATGTTCGTCTAGTTTTTGTTCAATAGATTTCATTCTATCTTCTTGGCGAGTTTCTCGTTCTTTATCATGAAGGGCATCTTCACGAGCTTTCTTGTTAGTTAAAGCAACGTTACCAAGATATGAACCAACAACTGCTAAAAGCCCAACTATAACAGCACTCCAGTCCATATTATGCTCCGATGTGTGGGATGTTAGTTGAAAGAGCAGTGTTGATGGCATCAATGACAGAATTAACTTGATTTACGGTTACAGCGTCATGAGCAAGTTGACCGTCATGGACACCACCGATTACACGATATTGAGTGTCATTATACCCATCTGTTAAAGTAGCACCTTCTGTGCCAATATTCAATTCTCCTTTACGGGTTGCTTTTGCACCTTCACCTAACGCAATAGAATTTTGAGCGGTTGTATTGGTTCTTGAACCTATGGCAATAGCATTTGTAGCAGACGTTCTTGCAGAGCCTGAAGTTGATGGACCACCACCAATAGCAATTGTATTATTTTGATATGCAACACTATTCTTTCCAAGTGCAACAGCATATGACCCACTTCTATCATCTGCGAGAATACCAACTGAAGTACCTGATAATACCATATCGGTTGTTGCCTTTTGGCTCATTACGTCAGTAGTAGAGTCACCAGTAGTTTGTACAACATTTACCGAAGAACCTGCAGTTGCCCATGAGCCATCACCTTTCAAAAATTTGTCCTCATCGCCAGCAAATGGAGTTGGAACTAAACCACCTGTACCATCACCACTGTCTGTAGCACCTATAAATGGAGTTTCTAGATAATAATAATCCGAAGCTTCTCCAGTTTCAGATGAGCTGAAGAAATAACCATTATTCGTATATGCTGTAGTAAAAGTAAACTCTACTGCGTCTTCACCATCGTAATTCATTACCTTCACAAAAGGCTGTTCTTCTGCAGGTGAAGCCAAAGCTAAGTTAATTCTGCTATCAAATAGAAACGGCACAGTTGCTTCAGGGTCTAACATATATGTACCTGTATCAAGTAACCATACTGCAATATAATGCTTTGTAGGGTCATCAGGGTTAGTATAGTTTACATCATCGTCTGTTAAAACAGTGATAGGAAGCTCTGAACCGCCACCACCGCCACCACCTGTAGCAGTCTTTTCATACCATTGATTCTTATACCAAATATAGAGTTTTGAATTGTCTGAGCAATAGAATGTTGAGCCGTCAGCTACTTTGCTCGAAGTGGCTGGGGTTGGCTTTTCATCAGTGGAAAGACCGATGAAGTCCCATCTAAAGTGGTTTGCTACCATTTCATTTTCCTTTCAATATTAGTTTGTACTGCTGAGGTCTTTTCATACCATCTATCTTTAGTCCAGAAAAAGAGTTTCGAGGTGTTTACTTCGAGGAAGGTTGAGCCATCTACAACTCTGGTTGAGGTTGCAGGAGTTGGCTTAGCATCGGTACTTAACCCTAGAAAGTCCCATCTGGTAAATTGCTGTGTTTCCATAGTTAAAATCCTTTCTACTTTTATTATAACATAGAAAAAAGGAGAGTAATCATTTACTCCCCTTGCCCTTGATAATGCGTACCACCTCCTTTGATGGTAGGGCTAGTTTTATTATAACATGTTGTGGAAAACTTTTGTATTTTAGACTTGACAAAAACGATTATGTTTGATATAATAGAGGTATATCATATAACGGAAAGGAAATTATGAAAGAAAAGAAAATAACGATTAAGAAAATAATCGATACTCTGATAAAGAAGAGTTTTATTGAGATTGTACCGATTTGTGACGAATGTGCTGCTGAAATTATTGGGGAAGTTATCCCTGTATTTGGTGCAGCTCATTTCGATATCTTTCAAGTGGAAGATGGTATCTATTGTTTGAGAATTAATGTATAATTAAAATAGAAAGGAAGCTATGAGTGAAATTGATAAAAAATTACAAAATAAGAACCTATCTGAAGCAGAAAAAAGAATGCTTGAAATCGCTAAGGAAATAGGACTTAAAAGGATGATTTAATGGAAGAGGATGTTGAGAAAGAGCGAATTCTATCTAAACTTGATTATGTTATCCATGACATTCGAGAGTTAAAATGGGCAGCTTCACATAATATAGTTAATAATAAAGACTGGAACTACGTTATAAATGAAGTAAAAGAAATCGAAAGAGATGTAAAGGAGTATTAAATGATTACGAAAAAAGAGTTGATGTTTAGAATCTGTGATAACGAAGCTAATTATGAATGGTTGGTGGTGCAATTTGAAGAGTTAGAGAAAAGATTAAAGAAGTTAGAGCCAAAGAAGGAGAAGAAGAGTGCGACTAAGAAATAAGAAAACGGGGGAGATAAAAGAAGTTATAGTTGGTGGTTATCCAGTATCAGGTAAAACTAAAATGTGGGAATGCTCGGAGATGGATGCTAATGAAGAAACTGGTTATAAAAGTCTTGGAACATATACTTCTCTCGCCGAACTGAACGCAGAGTGGGAAGATTACGAAGAACCAAAAGTGTATTGGTTTATAAACGACTTAGATGGTGAACCAATGAAATGTGATTGGCGAAATTGTGGGAAGCAGAACTTCGCTAGATGGAGCGAACTTCGCAAGGAAATCGGCAACTACTTTGAAACCAAAGAAGAAGCCGAGAAAGCTGTGGAAAAGCTCAAGGCTTGGAAACGGCTAAAAGATAAAGGCGTTAAGTTATATGGTTGGAGAAAAAACCAAACTGGAACTTATGATTTTTTGGCTAGATGGGAAGATATACCACCAAAAATGACAGATATAATTAACGACCTAGACTTGCTTTTCGGAGGTGAAGAATAAAACTAATAAATATTTAAAAAGAAGAAGTTATATAATGGGTTGTGGTAAAAGAATGAAAAGAGTTAAGAGAGGAAAGAAATAATTATTTAATTGTAAAATCAGTATCCTCAAGTACCACTCCACCATTGACATAAGTATATCTGAGTTTGTGATGGAGTTTTTTGATTTCTTCTTCGGTTGCTCCGTTCTTTCGGGCTTGTTCTCGCATCACTTCGAGCGTTAGTCCTGCTGTGGTGAATCCTTTCTTGAAGTTCTCGAATGTGATAAGTGGTGCGAGGTAGTGTGGGAGTCCTGCGACTGTGACGTGGACTTTGCCATCAACTTCAGTGATGTAGCACTTTTGGCGGATACCTAAGAAGCGGTCAAAATGTTCCTCTAAAGCCCATGCTCCGAGTTTGTAGTCATCGATTTCGATTGTGTCTTTGAGTTCTTCGAGGTCTTGGTCGGTAAGCAAGCTTTTACAAGAATCTGTGTCTGCGTAGATAAACTTATCTACCCCGTATTTTTTCAATGAATAATCTCGCACAGCTTGGCAGGTTGTCACAGTTTTAAAACGTGCTTCACTTGTAATGAAGGTGGCGACTGGAATGTATAATCCCTTCTTCTGTTCTTCTGGTAAGTTATAGTATCCAAGTCTTCCCTCTTCATCAAGATATGGAGCTTTTTGAGTGGCTTTCAAGGAGATACCAAAACGTCCGTATAAGCTGTTTAAAAGGAGCTTGGCAATTTGGCGGCGAGGTTTGTTTCCCTCTTTTGATGCTTCAATTTTTTCATTCATCCAATAATCTATGTAATCGTCAAAGATGTTGTGAGCGGAGCGAAATTTCCATCCTCCGATGTAATGAGGGTCAGAAATTTCATATTGCATTTTAAAGAGTTTGAGGTCTACACTAGTGAGAGTTAGAGTAACCAGTTGACCGTTTGAACTCTTTAGGTATTCATTATTCATAAAGCTGAGAGTGTGTTTAATCTGAATGCAAGGTATTTTATGGGGTTTTAATTTAAACCTGCAGCTAAAGGTTTGGACGTAGAGGTCATATTCATTATCTTCTTCATATTCACCTTCAAAATATTGTGGTAAACCAATTGGCATTTTACAAAATTTCATTACAGAGGGATATAAGCTGTTTACGTCTAACGTCATCCCTTTTCCCAGTGTTTTACATGTGTAAATATCGTTAAGATAGGTAAATCCACCACGATATGATGAACGAATGTTTGCATCGGTTTCTGGTGAGAGTTGTGGAAAATAACTTTTGAAAAATTTACATCTGCTTCTAAAATCGTGCATAGCGTTAGAAGCTATAGTCATCTTTGTTAAACCCTTATCAAACATAGCTTTTAGAGCGTAAGCCACAATTTCTACATCGTTTCGGATGTAATCTATTTCATGCTCGGTAAGTTCATGACCTTCTTCCCTTTTGGTTCTGTAATCAAGTTCTAGTTTTGAAATCGGAAGACCGAATCCTTCAGCAAGTTTTTCTACTGAAAAATTTGGAAAGATTTTCATCGCATCAATAATCTTCAGCTTATTTACTTTATGACCCTGAACTTCAAAAAAGATTTCGATAGCGTAAAATGCACCTCTGTCTGTGATAAGAGTTGTGAAGGTTTTAGTTTGACGTTCTTTAGTTGAGTTGATTCTGGTATAACCAGATTTTAAGAGATGGGCAAGTAAGAATGCACCATCAAATTTGAGGTTGAAAAAATAACATTCACAATTATATTTAGCTGAAGCACAAAAATCTAAGAATCCTTCAATTGAATTTCCGTAGTAAAACTCTTTAGGATTATCAATATTAGAGAGTGCATAAGCCCAAACCCGACAGTCGTCTTTATCAGTGGTGGTTTCAAAGTCTGCACTAAAACGGTGCTTAGACTTCATGATTATTTAGTTGTCTTATATTTAGAAATTAAATCATCGGCTTGGTTAATAATTGATTCGATAGTACGTCTGGCTCTTTTTTCTTCTGTCATGAGTTGGAACTTGCCTCGACCTTTAGGACTGTCAATTAGGTCGTATACTGTGTCAATTAAGTCTTCATTTCTTGACATTTCCAAAAACTCATTTTCTGATAACTGATTAAATTTATTAAAGAGGGCATCAATTTCCTTGTTTGAATATTGGAGTTCCTTCATAGTTCGCTCTAGTTGGGCAAGATATAGTCTAAATCCTCTTTGTTTGACGATTTCTGAACGTTCGGCATAGTTATAATACCCTCTCATCCCTTTAATTTGGTCTTCGGTAAGAGTATCTAAATCTTTATCAAGTTCTGCTCTTTGGTCTTTTAACATCTGTAGTCTGGGATGAAGTCGCATATGATATTGTGGCTGGTCGCCGATAATACGTTCGAGGTCAGCAATTTCATCATCATAAAATTTAATAGTTTTTTCTCGGTTAGCTAGAAAAAAATTTTTCTCCCATTTTGATAGGCGGCTGTTTTCACTACGATTCAACGCATCTCTCTGTCCGAAAGACTGGTAAAGCTTTAATTGTCTTCTTAGTTCGCTAGCTGGCTTATCAGAATATTTTTCTAGTAAAGTTTTAAGGGATAGTCTAGCTGGCAACATCCCTTTACCACGAGTTTTAGTTTTATTGTAACGAACTTTAGCATTAAAATTCTTAACAGTCCTTTGGGCTTCGTTATATAGTTTTGGGCTAATTTTTCTAGCCATTTTGTACCTCCTTTAATTTTTGGTGGCTGTTCATAAAGTACAGCGACATTTAACTTACCTGCTGTTTTTTGAGTCGAGGTAGAGAACTCTTGGTAAGCACCACTTCTTTTATTTAACCTCTGTATTCATCGTCATATTCAACGTTGTAGGTTTTAACAATTCTCCCTGTTTGAGAGGTTGTTTCACCTGTGTATTCAATCCAGACGTATGAGCCTGTTGGGACTTTAGCAAATTGACGGTTTAAGCTGGCTGAACCATAAACACCATACTTTGTGCCGTCTGGAGCTGTAATAACATATTTGGTGGTAAGACCGAAGTTTCCTTCAAATTCGTCTTTTGATTCGTAGACACCTTCAAGCTTGTCACCGATATTTAGGTTAGTATTCCAAGTTGTAGTTTTCTCGAAACTTGCTGATGCTGATTTTCGCATGTTATTTTCCTTTATTAAAGTTAATTGTTATGTAGTTTTTACTGCTTGGACTTTGTATGACCTCTATCTTCATCTTGAGTTAAATTACCTCCTTTCCGTTTTGTTAATGTAATTTAATTATATGTTGGAGTTTAAAGTTTGTAAATATAGATTTTTTAGATTATTCATGTTATAGTTAAGATAACCGATAGGGAGTATATCCCTGAAGGTTGTAGTTAATTCGGTAGGTGCTTTGGTTCAAGGTTAAATGAGTATTCAAAGACCATCCATACGGAAGACGTATCTTTGAAGCTGGTCTGATTGGTATATCAGCGTTTAACTACCAAAGTTATCTGCCGATAATATTTTAGGGATGGTTAAAATATGAGTATGTATTATGATTATGATAAGTTGCTGTCGAGAGATTTTCTGATTGCGTTTGTGATTTCGGAAAGAGGTTTGGGTAAGACTTTTGGGGCTAAGAAAGCGGTTTTGAGTCGGTGGTTAAAGTCTGGTGAAGAGTTTATTTATGTTAGACGGTATAAGACTGAGCTAGATTCAAGTTTAGCTACTTTTTGGAATGATTTACAAGACAATGGTTATTTTGAAGACCATGAACTTAGAGTACAGAAGAGTAAGTTATTGACAAAGTTCACTTGTGATGGTAAAGTATGTGGTTATGCAGTGCCGTTGTCTACTAGTAACATTTTGAAGTCTACTGCTTTTCCAAAAGTAAAGTATATTGTGTTTGATGAGTATTTATTATCTCAAGGTGGAACGTATAGATATTTAAAAAATGAGATAAATCTTTTTCTTGACCTCATTGAAACGGTGTTTAGGTTACGAGATGGTAAGATTTTGATGCTTGGTAATGCGTTAAGTGTTTACGCTTCCCCATATTTTGCTTATTGGGATTTAGATATACCTTATGGAACAGAGTTTAAGAGTTACAAAGATGGAGCAATTTTGGTGCATTACGCTAGAAATGAAGAGTATAGAGAAAAGAAACGACAAAGTAAGTTCGGTAAGTTGATTGATGGTACGGATTATGGACGTTATGCGATTGATAACGAGGATGTTAGTATTAATCATCTGTTTATTCAGAAAAGACCAGAGAAAGCAGTGTTTACCTCTATGCTCATTATTAATGGTAATAAGATTGGGATGTGGAACGGTAGGGACGGCTATTTGTATTTGTCGGAGAAATTTGAGCCGAATACACCGAATAAGTTTGCGTTTGATTTTACCGACCATACTGAGAGTACAATTTTTACCTCTGTAAGAGAAAATTATTATGTTCATGTTTGTGTTGAAGCTTATAAACATGGTTGGCTGAAGTTTGAGAATGAGAAAGTTAAAGCAAATGTCATTTCGCTGCTTAACAAATGTATAAGTTTTTGATATAATAAGGTTAGATAGAAGTTATTTCTATTGCTCTTTCTGCTTTCCGTTATGAAGAGGATTCTTATGTTTGTATTACACCATAAATATTAAATCTCCAAAATAATATATCAATACACAAAAAC